GTGCTACCTTAAGAACCGCCGTTCAGGATTTTCTTTTATGAGTTCAGCTGAAACAGTTAACTTAGCCACTATATCGAGTGATAGTAGATATGGGATACTCTCTAAGTCTGGTGCCGATGCAAAAAAGATGTTCACAGATAAGGTTGTGCCTATATCAGTAAACTACCCTTTCTTTTTTAAGCCGATACAAGATGGTATGGATCGGCCGAAGTCTGAGTTAGCCTATAGAGTTCCATCCACAAAGTTTACTCGTAAGAAAATACAGAGTAATGAAAGATTAGAGGAACTTGCAGGGCTAGACACAACTATTGACTGGAAAAACACGGGGGACAATAGCTATGACGGTGAGAAGCTAAGCTTACTGGTTCATGATGAGAGTGGTAAGTGGGAGAGACCTGATAATATATTAAACAACTGGCGAGTTACAAAGACTTGCTTAAGACTTGGTAGTAGAATCGTAGGGAAATGCCTTATGGGATCTACTTCAAACGCATTAGATAAAGGAGGTAGTAATTTTAAAAAGTTATACAATGACTCAGATGTTACAAAGCGAAACCGTAATGGACAAACAAAGTCTGGCTTGTATTCTCTCTTTGTCCCTATGGAATGGAACTATGAAGGATTTATTGACGAATACGGATTTCCAGTCTTTGATAATCCACGTGATGAAAAACGACTGGGACCGGACGGTGAACTAATAGATGTAGGTGTTGTAGATAGCTGGGAAAATGAGGTTGATGGTTTAAAAGAAGACCAAGACGCTTTAAATGAGTTTTACCGCCAGTTTCCTAGAACTACGGAGCATGCGTTTAGAGACGAAAGCAAAAGCAGTATCTTTAACTTAATGAAGATATATGAGCAGATAGACTACAACGAAGGGAGTAGGCATGCCGCTCACACCACAACCGGTAGTTTTGGTTGGGTTAATGGAATTAAGGATTCAAAGGTGGTGTTTCACCCAGATCCAGGAGGAAGATTTAAAGTAAGCTGGGTACCACCAGCACACTTACAGAATAAACAAATAATAAAGAATGGTATTAAGTTCCCAGGCAATGATCATATTGGGGCGTTTGGGTGTGATAGCTATGATATTAGCGGCACTGTCGATGGTAAAGGATCGAAAGGGGCCCTTCACGGATTAACGAAGTTTTCTATGGAAGATGCTCCTTCGAGCACGTTCTTTCTAGAGTATATAGCAAGACCACAGACCGCTGAGATATTCTTTGAGGATATGCTTATGGCCCTTGTGTTTTACGGGATGCCTATACTAGCAGAGAACAATAAACCAAGACTATTGTACTACCTACGCCGAAGAGGCTATAGAGGCTACAGTATGAACAGACCAGACAAGGTTTGGAAAAAGCTATCAGTTGCCGAAAAAGAGGTGGGTGGTATACCAAACTCAAGTGAAGATATTAAACAAGCCCATGCCTCAGCTATTGAGATGTACATACAAGAACATGTAGGTCATCTAGGCGAAGGCAACTACGGGACAGTATACTTTAACGAGTTACTAAACGATTGGGCTAGGTTTGATATAAACAAGAGAACTAAGCATGATGCTTCTATAAGCTCAGGTTTAGCCATCATGGCTTGCAATAGACACCTGTATGCACCCAACGCCAAAGTTGAAGTCCAACCTTTAGACTTAAGTATATCAAGATATAACAATAAGGGGTTTAACTCCCAGATAATTAAATAAGCATGGCTGAGTCAGTATATGTAAACTTTCCTTCTCAAGCGGTTCCTGACCTAGAGAAAATGAGCGCCGAGTACGGCCTCAAAGTGGCGCAAGCTATAGAGCAGGAATGGTTTAAAGATTCACATAGCAATAGATACAACGTAACGCAACAAAAGTTTCACAACTTGAGGTTGTATGCTCGCGGTGAGCAATCTATACAAAAATACAAAGATGAGTTATCTATAAATGGTGATTTATCTTATCTTAATTTAGACTGGAAACCAGTACCTATTATACCTAAGTTTGTAGACATAGTGGTCAACGGTATGGCTGAGAGAATGTTTAATATTAAAGCTCACTCTCAAGATCAATATGGCGTAAGCAAGAGGACAGAGTATATGGAATCAGTGATAAGGGACATGGAGTCCAAAGAATTCAATGATCAATCTGCTAAACTATTTAACGTAAACCTTTACGAGAATAAAAAAGAAGACCTACCAGAGACTGACGAAGAGTTAGACTTACATATGCAGCTTAACTACAAGCAGGCAGTTGAGATAGCAGAAGAGCAAGCTATAAATGTGTTGCTAAAAGGAAACAAGTATGATTTAACTAGGCGTCGTCTTTTGTATGACCTAACCGTACTAGGTATTGGTTGTGTTAAGACAGGTTTTAATTGGAGCGATGGTGCTACCGTTGAGTATGTTGACCCAGCTAGTATCGTGTATTCGTACACAGATTCACCTTACTTTGAAGACATATACTATATTGGGGAGGTTAAAACGATCCCAATTAACGAGTTAGCTAGAGAGTTTGATCACTTAACTGAGTCTGACTTAGAAGACATACACTCTAATGCTGGTCAAAGAAGCACTCGTGGTAGAAGAATAAACGAGACAGATAAAAATAAAGTACAAGTTTTATACTTTAATTTTAGGACATACACTAATGATGTGTATAAGCTAAAAGAAACAGGTAGCGGCGGGTATAAGGCTATTGAAAAACCTGATACGTTTAACCCACCTGAAGACAAGGAGGGTGGGTACTCTAAGCTGCAAAAATCTGTAGAGTGTATATTTGAGGGGGCTATGATCCTTGGTTCAGATAAACTCATTAAGTGGCAGAAAGCAGAGAATATGATGCGCTCTAAAAGTGATTTTAACAAAGTTAAAATGAACTACTCTTTAGTTGCGCCGAGGATGTACGAAGGTAGAATCGAGTCTATCGTTAGTAGAATCACTGGTTTTGCAGACACAATCCAACTAACACATTTAAAGTTACAACAGATTCTATCTCGCATGGTGCCAGATGGGGTCTATCTTGACGCTGATGGGCTTGCTGAGATAGACCTAGGCAACGGAACAAACTACAACCCTCAAGAGGCATTGAATATGTTCTTCCAAACGGGTTCTGTTATAGGTCGCAGTATAACATCAGAAGGGGATCCAAACCCAGGTAAAATCCCTATTCAGCAGATATCAAACGGGGCAGGCCAAAATAAAATGGGTAGTCTAATCCAGACTTACAACTACTATCTTCAAATGATCCGTGATGTAACAGGTTTAAACGAGGCTAGAGACGGTAGCATGCCTGACCCTAAGTCGCTAGTAGGTGTCCAAAAACTTGCTGCAGCTAACTCTAACGTGGCCACTAGGCATATTCTGCTTTCATCGATGTTCTTAACGTCTGAGGTTGCAGAAGCTCTGTCTTTGCGTATCTCAGATATTCTAGAATACTCTCCAACTGCTGATGCGTTTGTTCAGTCTATAGGCGCTCATAACGTAGCTACGCTAAAAGAGATGTCGGAATTACATCTATATGATTTTGGTATATTCATAGAACTAGAGCCAGACGAGGAAGAGAAGCAGATGCTAGAGAATAATATTCAAACAGCTTTAGCTCAGCAACTCATAGATTTAGACGATGCTATAGACATAAGAGACGTGCGTAACGTTAAGCTTGCTAATCAGCTGCTAAAAATAAAACGTAAGAAAAAGCAAGAGCGTGATCAAAAAATCCAACAAGAAAATATGCAAGCCCAAGCGCAGGCTAATGCACAAGCTCAGCAAGCAGCAGCTAGTTCTGAGATGCAAAAAAATCAGGCAAAAGCTCAATCAGACCTTCAATTAGAAACATCTAAGTCACAGGCTAAGCTCCTGCACTTACAAGAGGAGGTTAGGTTAAAGAAAGAGCTAATGCAGTTTGAATTTGACCTTAACACTTCTCTCCGTGACCAAGAAAGGGCATCGACCGAAAAAGTAGAAGGCATGAAAGAAGCTGGTAAAGACAAACGAGAAAATGTCAAAGCAAGTGCTAAAAAGTTTGAGTCTTCAGGTAATGATATACTAGGAGGCGGAATGGGGTTAGATAAGTTCACCCCACAAATAGGTAATTAATTATATAATATTTTATTATGGCTAAAGTTAAAAAAGAAGAGGTGACCGAAGAGGTCGTCCAAGAAACTCCTCAGGTAGAGGTTGTAGAAGACCAAGCCCCAGAGCTTGATCTAGAGAAATTTGAAAGCAAGGATGACCCAGATATCCTTAAAGTAGACTTAAGTAAACCAGTAGAACCACAAGAAGCAGTAGATGAAAATCAAACCAATCTCGAAGAGGTTATTGCAGAAGTCACACAAGAAGAGGATAATAGCGAAGAAATACCCGCACTTGAAGAGATAACCAACGAGGAACCAGTAACCGAAGAAGAGGCTATCGAGGCTTTAGACGCAAATGAAAAGACAGGAAAAGCTATACCTGAGAATGTTCAGAAGCTAATGGACTTCATGGACGAGACAGGTGGAGATCTTAACGACTATGTTAACCTTAACAGAGACGTTAGTGAGCTAGACAACCAGGACGCCTTGCGCGAATACTATAAAACAACTAAACCTCATTTAGACTCGGAAGAGATAAGTTTTCTCATGGAAGATAACTTCTCATTTGACGAGGATGTGGATAGTGAAAGAGATATTAAACGTAAAAAATTGGCCCTCAAAGAGCAAGTTGCCGAGGCCAAGACCTACTTAGACGGGCAAAAGTCTAAATACTATGAAGAGATTAAGGCAGGAAGCAAGCTCACAGCTGAGCAGCAGAAAGCGATAAATTTCTTCGACCGATACAATGAAGAGTCAGAGCAGACGCAAAAAGTAGCTCAACAACAGAAGTCTAGATTTAACAAGAAGACCGAGCAGGTTTTCAACGACAAGTTCAAAGGTTTTGAATACGAAGTCGGAGATAAAAAATTTAGATACAATGTTAAGGACACAAGTCAAGTAAAGGAAACCCAAAGCGACATTAATAACTTTATCAAAAAGTTTTTGAACGAAGACAACACAATGTCAGATGCTAAAGGTTACCATAAGAGCTTGTACACAGCTATGAATGCAGACGCAGTTGCTAATCACTTCTACGAACAAGGCAAGGCAGACGCACTGAAAGACAGTGTAGCCAAAGCTAAAAATATCAACACGACGGCTAGATCCTCTCATGGAGACGCTCAAACTGGAGGATATAAAGTTAAAGTGTTAGGTGATGATTCCGCCTCTTTTAAGTTCAAATTAAAAAACAAAAAATAACAATTTAAAGAAAAACAATTATGGCTATTACAGCAGGAGGATTGCTAAACTCAGTTGCCGCTTCGCAGCAGCAGACTTTAGCAACAAATTACATAGATTTTACGTCCACCGATACACAAGGTTGGGCGCAACAATATTTACCAGACCTTATGGAGAAAGAGGCTGAGGTGTTCGGACAACGAACTATTTCAGGATTCTTAGCTCAAGTAGGGGCTGAAGAGGCAATGCAATCTGATCAGGTTGTATGGTCTGAGCAGTCACGCTTACACTTATCATACGTAGG